GCGTAATTCTTTTCACCGTTCACGATGTCGATGCTGTCACCGCTTCCAATGATGAAAGGTTTCGCGCCGATAGTAACTGCCGCGCTTTTAAATGCTCCTTGAATAAATTCTGTTAGTTGGCTCATGATTGATTGTGTGATGTTAAGAAAAAACCCTCACCCTGTTAGAGGTGAGGGCTTTGAAAGTTGACCTGCTTTTATGCGATTACAGGAAAGGCGTATATGATGACCAGAGCAATAACCCCGCCGCATTACCAGATTGTTACTTTTTCGCTGTCTTCTTAGCTGGTTTAGTTGCTAGTTTTTTAGCGAAAGCCCTGTTGCGGATCTGACCCATCTGTTTATCTAAAACAGCGATTGAATCAAACCCGTCTTGAGCTGTGATCGTTTTAAACTTTCTGCGAATTGCTACAGGTTGACCGTCTTCGATCAACTCCCGCTTACCGTTTTTTACTCCGATTAATAGTGCGTAGTTTGCCATGATTTTAGTTAATTAAGATTAAGCTGATGTGAGTCTCTTGATACCAGTGCCGATTGCTGTCTCGTAACCGTAAACGGATTCGATAACCATCTTGCGAACACCTGAATCATTAGAATACCAATCACGTAGTCCTAGAGTGATTCCACCTTCTCCCACGATTGCTTCTGCGCGGTTATAAGTGTTGCCCTCTTGTGGTGCTAGGTAGCGGAAAGCTGATGCGATGCCGCGACCGTCTGTAGCAAAGCCTGTGAGGTTTTCACCGTTAGCAGGGATAGCGTTAGACATGATGATTTTAAAGCCGTGGAGCATTGGAATGTCACCGCTTTGAATAGCGTTGTAGCCGTAGCCTGATGTATCCTTGATTGCTCCAGCTTTACGAAGTGCAGCGATATAAGCAGGGGAAAGAACAAGATATCTGTCATTCTCTGCCCAGTCTGCAAGGTCGCAATCTTCGGCAACATCTGCAACATCATCTTCGTCGAATGTGGAAGCCGCGCCTACGAAAGCCGCTGTGCCAAAGTTAGCCGCTGTGACTTCGCTTAGAACGTCTTGGAAGATAGTCTTAGCAAGTAAGTTTCCTTTACGTCTGCCGAACTTCTCCATTGTGAGGATAGAGCTGCTGGCGATTTCTGTATCGTCTAAGCCCCATGAAACATACTTTGGTTGACCCATAGTGATTTCTACAGCGTCAGAGTCAGCGTCTTGCACTGTGTATGCTCCGTGTGTTGTCTTGTCTAGTGCCGCGTCGATTGCGGTGTTGTCGCGCATGATGCTTACCTTGTCGCCTCTGCTTACTGCCTCGCTTGAGAAGTCAGTCGTAAGAGCGGTTAATGGTGCAATCGCGGTGGTGTATCCTTCAAGAACTGATCTTGAAATGATATCGTCATTGATGCCTGTTATTGAATTAGCCATGATTTATATTTAGTTTGGTTTGGTTTTGGTTGAGTTATTTATTGAGAATAGTAGCTTTATTTTTCTGCCAGAATTTAGCCGCTTGTGCTGGATTCTTTGCTTGGAGCTTTCTGTATTCGTTATAGACAGACTCGCTTGATTCTTCTGGGTTAGTCTCTGGGATTTCTCCTTTGAATCCAAGTGAGGCAATGCTGAGTTGTGCCTTTGCTTCTACCTCTGAATCGAATGATTCAAGTTTAGTATTAGCTTCTGCGATCGTTAGCTCTTGAGCGCTGATTGTCTCCGCGTTCTCTTTTAGAGTTGCTTCGTGAGCGGTGATCGTCTCATTGAGTGAGGCGATGGATTGAACAGAATCAATGTCTGCGTTTTTAGTGGCTTCTGCTGATTCAGTAAGAGTGGTAATCTGTGATTCCAAATCTACGATCTGAGCTTCTAGCCCTTCGATCTTCTCTGCGGTTTGTTTTGCTGTTTTAAACATGTTATTTATTTTTGGTTAGGTTTGTGAAAGTTATCTTACAAATTATAGTGGTTTCAAATTAGCGCGGTAAAGAAGGTCTTCTCTGGCTTCCTCATATGTGGCTATTGCATCAATTAAGCCAAGCTCCCCGGCTCTCTCTCCGCTATACCAGCCCGCTTTGAACACCTCTTCGTCAAGGTCTGCGCGTGAAGCTGATACATGGTCCCGAAATTGCTTGCCGGACTCGTCAATAGACTCCTGCAAAAACTCGATTTGATCTGCGTTAGGTTCAACGTAGAAAGTTGATTTGTAATCCGCGCCCTCAGAAACAAGTGCTTTAAATTCGATGCCTTGGTCTGCCCAAAATGCTGAACAGTCTTGCCAAGATATAATTGCGCCCACGTTGCCGACCTGCGCCGATGGTGAAGCAATGATAGTATCGGTGCTACAAGCTAGCCAGTAACCCGCTGAACATGCCATGCCCGAGCAGTAAGAGCTAGACGGAAGCGGTGAGTCCTTCATGATCTCGCTTGCTTCGATGACTCCTGCCACTGTTCCGCCGGGTGAGTTTACATTGTAAAGAATCCCCTTTGCGCCCGATGCCTCAGCAAGTTTAACCTCATTGATGATGGTCTCGTATCTAACTGCTAGACCTAGCTTTTCATAGATTGGTGGGCAGTTGTAAAGCAATGAGCCTTTGATTTCAATATGCGCGATGCCGTCAGCATCAATGCTCATCGGCTTCCTCATGTCGTAGAATAGCGCGAGGTCTGAATCTGCTTTATTAGTCCGATCCTCTGCCTCTAGTGCAGCAAGCGCGAAGTTCTGCACCTCGTTAGGATTCATGAGCCATTGCTGGCTTTTTACGCTAGCAAGCATCCTTAGCTGGGTTGTGTTAGGTTGGATTGTCTTCATTGTCTTTAGATGGTTTAGTTTCTTCTGGCTCTTGTGATTGCTCGACGCTCATGTCATTAGGTGTCAGCATCTCAAACTTTCTGCGCTCAACCGTGAATCCTTCTGACTCTTCTCTAGCTCTGATTTTCTTCTCGTAGCGGAAAGCAGCTTCGATTCTGTCGTCTTCCATTTGCTCTTCATTACCGCCTTCTTCTGAAATTATGTCGCCCTTATTCTTGAAGCCTATCTTGAAATCTTCGCGCCTTTGTTGCGCATCTTTTCCTGCGTCGATGGAAAACTTTCTAGGCATGTTGAATCCCCATTTCCACCAGTCAGATTGAATCTTTGGCGCGGGAATAATACCCTCCTTGATTGCCTTTGCTACTGCCCATCTGACTTGGCGAAGTGCTGGTCTTCTGATCGTGTCTTGTCGATCCTCAACGGTCATCCGCGCTTGATCTTGGATTGATCTGACTAGGGCCGCGTTTACCTTGTCGGCTTTCCAGCTCAATTCGTAAGGCCATTTTAATGATTTACTCATCATCCTGATAACGCGGTCCTGGAAGTTTTCCCACATGTCACCAGGTCTATCGTGTTTGATCTGCTCAACCTTGCCGCCTGAGTTGGATCTAAAGTAACGAGTCGTTCCGTGGTTCAATAGCTCCGTGGTAGGTGACGCTTGATTAACTGATCCGTCAGCATTTGTTGGTGGTCTGTTGCTCGGATCATCAAAGTCAGCCCCGCCGCTCTCGTTGTATTCAACTAAGCCGATACTTGAAACCATAAGTTGCGCCATCTGCTCCCATTCGTGAGATAGCAGTGACGATCTAATAAATTTTAATGCCCCTGATAGCGTAGGGATTCCGCGCGTCTGATCGTGCCAGTTTTTATCGTTAACGTAAATGCACTGATTCGCGTCAATCACTACGTCATCCGCTTGCGTGTCTCCTAGAACGTTGTAACCGATTGCCACGCCGCGCTTATCTTTGACGACTCCCTGAGTGAGCTTCCTTCCCTTATGCTTTCCGTTTTCGACTTCTGCCTTGTATGTGCTTCTCTGCCCGATCCGGTTAGCTGGTATCCTGCGAGTCATTGGGTAGCCTGATTGCGTAGGCTCGAAGACGATGAGAAAGTCGCCGTCTCTGTCTAGTGCTACAGAGTCGAGCCATAGGTTAGATTTAAAATCTACGCCTTGAACGTCACTCATTCCATACCATTGTTGAGTGAGCCATTCAGAAGCCATCTTTCCCCATTCCTTGTCCTCACCCTTGAAAATAGCATCCCACGCCCGACCGACTACGTTGTCAGCTTTCTGCGTGATCGCTCCCTCTGCTGGTGGGAAGTTCTGAAACATCTTGCGTGATCCTGATAACAGAGTCTTTCGATCATAATCGGGGATGAGCTTGTCAAAGTCATCTGTAAAAAGTGGTTCAGCGGGCTGGCTTCTGTCGCCTCGATTAGTGGCGTTAGAAAAATTGCGCCCGCCTCCTGATGTGACTGGGTTTCCGTAAGAGTCTAAAATAGGCATATTAGCAGAGTCTAGCGATGGTTCGATTTGTTGGTTTAGTTCCGCGCTCTAAGTGGTCAAGCGCGGTCTCCAATAGAGCAACCCATTCATGGATTGACGCGCTAGGATTAAGCCCAAAGCTTGAGCCGTTAGTCGAGCCGTTGACGATCTGCCCGCCCTTGTTATTGCTCATTTCCTCAATCGCTGCCGAGTGCCATGTATTGAGATTAGCGCGGTTCAATGCGCTAGTGTTCCCGTATCTGATAAGTGATTTTACAACTTTGCTATGATGCCCCGCCATAATAGCAAACGGGTTTCAAATTTGATTGATATTTGAAACCCGTTTGATACTAAAAACTATGAGCGACACAGAAAATAAACCTAATGAGTTGACCGCGCAAACCCTGCTCGATGCCGATAAAGGAATCAACATCGATGAAGCCAAGGGAGCGAAAGAGATTTTCGAGTCTTGGCAGTAGACGCAAAAAAGCGCAAGTCAGGTTAGTGACTTGCGCTTGTGGGGTTTGGGTTTGGTTTTGTTAACAGTTATTTATCAGCTTTTCAATCTGCTTGGCTTGGCTTAGTCCGTTAAATGCCGCGACAAATTTCAACTTATTTCTACAGTCTGGATCAATCTTCACAGTCAGCGCGACCTTCGCCACCTTGTTAGGCGGTCTGCCTGCGCCTTCTCTGCGCCCTCCGTTCTTTGGGGTATTACTCATGATCTTATTGAGAAAGACTGGCAATCTCGGAAAATGAAACGTCTGATTTCTTGAAGGTATCTTTAATCCAAGTCATCACAACCTTCATCTGTATGCCGAATTGCTTATAATCATCTGTTGTATCCGCTACACTCTTCAGCGTCCACTCGTCAGACCTCCATAATTCATCAAGGTAGACGTTCTGGCCTTTGTCAAAAAGGTCACTCGTTAAATAGATCCTGCGATTTCCTGTCTTTGGGTTAGTCCATGTTTTTGTTTTCATAATTTAGTTTTGTTTAATTGTTGGTGTTAGTCTTGGTTAGTATTAAAGTGAGAAGTAGATCTCAGCCTCGGTAGCTTTGCCAG